GAATGATCTTATAATTTTTGCAGGAATAAAGTCTGATGTAAATACATATAAATGTAACCCACCGCTTTTAGATAGTATAGGTATGATTGGTAAGTCGTATTCTTTTATTTTATCTAAGTAAAATTTTCTATCAAAGCTTACATACTCTTGAGGATCAATATCTATTGCACCGAATCGTGCATGATTCTTTTCATTACAAGGTTGTATACCAATTGACTTTGTTCCAATTAAATGTTCTTTGTATGCTTCGTTTGTTAATTCTTGTTGTGCCCATCTGTATTCAGGTTTTTGTTTTTTAGAGATAGGGTCTACTTCAAGCCGTTGCATATCAGCTTGGCCATAGTTCTCAGAGAACCCACTAAATATCTGTATAAATTTTTCTTCCATATCCTATCAGTAAGGGCGGTTCCACTCTCGCTTCCCCGCCCCTGTTGCAACTATTCCCAAAGGAATTAGAAGTGTGATGAATCCTTTTTATCGGTTTCACCGTGTTTTGCTTTGACATTTCCTACGGAAATGCTTTCAGCAAAAGCTTTTGCTTGTTGGTACAGCTCTGCATTTGCTACAGGTCCTATCTTCTGTACTTCCCAACCAAACCACGTGCCTTTGTCATTAGACATTTGGACTGTCTTTAACTTATATTCATGGCTAAAAGATGCAGGAGTGAACATACCGTTCTTACCTTTCATCTTAATACCTGCCATCATTGAGTTCCATTTTCTACTAATTTTTAATTGAGTAGATTTCATAGAAATCAAAGCAGTGGCTGCTGTAGGATTGGTAATCATAACAAAGTGAGACGCAGTCTTATCAATGTAGTTACCATTTGGTAATCTATCTTTATAGTTTGCATCAGTCTTTGTTTGACTCATGATGTCTGAAGAAGAGTCATGTATTTGCACGGGTGCACCTGATCCTTCTCCTCTATCTTTCCACTCTATGTATTCGAGTTTATAAAAGCACGGAATGACACTAATGCCAGTCGTACCATCATATAACTCTCCAGAGACAGAATTGAATATCATTCCTGGCTCTGCACCTTCAACATATTTACCATCCCGTTTATTTACTTCAGGTGATAACTGTCCTAGGATTTTTAGAAACGGTAATGCTAGATCTTCTTGACCTAACTTACCAAGACCTTGACCTGCGTCCTGCTCAAATGTATTGGCAGGAAGTGGCGCAGTCTTTTTTTCTGCTACTTGGTTCATGGTTATTTGCTCCTTGTTATTTTGGTTCGGTTGCCTGCGAACACGTTAAATAGATCAGAGGGCATTTCTTGTCCAGATTCAAGACGCTCTCTGACCAATGCTTTAAGGGTCATAGGTTCAACCTTTAGTTTCTGGATAGGTTCATAGCCTTGACCCTGTGCAAGGGTGGCGTAAGCCATTGCCTTGTTGTCCTCGTTACGACCAAAAGCAACGGAGATCTCATTTTTAATAAGATCACCTAAGCCGTTTTCACGAAGCCAGGTATATGCTTCTTCCTTTTTTGCAACAGGAATAGAAGCACCGTAGACGGGTTTCACTTCAACAGCGGAACCGTCTGCTAATTTTAATGTTGAAATATTCATCTCGGTCATCATCGTAGGAATAACTTCTCCTGATAATAACTCTTGATTTCTTTTCAACTCCTTAAGTTTTTTCTCTTGCTCTACAATCTCGTCTTCGAGAACTTGTAGTTTAGTTACTTGATCAGAAAGGGCTTTAGCATTATCAACTTCTCCTAAGCTTTCCTTTCTGTCTTCTTCAAAGTTAATTGATCCACTACCTGTGAATGTTTTAACTTTAATGTTTTGTTTAATCGACATCTATCTCTCCTTTCTCGTATAGATTAATGTTGATAGGATAATATTTTCTTTCTTGCTTATCCCATTTTAATAGCTTGTATTTACCGTTTGTTATATCTGATACAATCGAACAAGCCACACCGATTATAGCAGGATCTCCAGTTAATAAAAGATAATCTTCACTCGTAAAATTTTTTAAGGTCTTTCTTAATTTAAAAATTAATGGACCCGGAGAAAATATTATTTGTGAAAGCTCGGGTAATAAAAATTTTAGAGAACCGTATTCAGCTGCACCCATAATATTTATTCTAGGTTTACCTTCTCGGGTTCCTGCAATTTCTTGTATTACATAAACTGTATTTTCTTTCATTGACATTTGTTATAAATTAATATAATGCATTGTCAACAAGAAAGAAGAAAAATTATGAATTATAAATTTAAGACTAAACCCTATAAGCATCAAATAACTGCTTTAGAAAATTCTTGGATGAAAGAATACTATGCCTATTTTATGGAGATGGGTACAGGTAAATCTAAAGTATTAATAGACAATGCGGCAATGCTATATGATAATGGCAAGATCGATGGCCTTTTAATTATTGCACCAAAAGGTGTGTATAAAAATTGGCATGAAGGTGAAATACCTGAGCATTTACCTGAGCACATAGAAGTAACCAATGTCCTTTGGCAATCTAATATTACTAAAAAACAAGACAAACTTTTAACAAGCTTGTTTGAAACAAATGAAAAACTACACATTCTATGTATGAATGTTGATGCTTTTTCTACTAGAAAAGGTGTTGACTTTGCGGCTAAATTTTTATCGTGCCATAGAACTATGATGGTTATTGATGAGTCTACAACCATTAAAAATAAAGATGCTAAACGAACTAAAAACATCTGTTCTCTTGCATCTCAATCAAGATATAGAAGAATTCTTACAGGTTCTCCTGTCACAAAATCGCCGCTAGATTTATTCATGCAATGTGATTTCTTAAGGTCCGAGCTCCTAGGTCATGTATCCTTTTATACATTTAGACAAAGATATGCGGTTATGCGTAAGATGAATTTTGGTGGAAGGTCTATTGAAATCCCGGTTGGTTATAGAAACCTTGACGAATTAAGTGCTAAATTAAAGGCTTTTTCATACAGAGTTTTAAAAGATGAATGTTTAGATTTACCTAAAAAAACTTTTATGAAACGTATTGTCAGCTTGAGCCATGACCAAAGAAAAATTTATGATCAGATGAAGCAAATGGCATTAGCATACCTAAATGGCAAAAGTATGACAACAGCCACAGTTTTAACACAATTGATGAGACTACAACAAATTACTTGTGGACACTTTACAGCTGACGATGGTGTAGTTCAAGATGTAGCAAATAACAGAATGGATGAATTAATAAATGTATTGAATGAGGTTGAAGGTAAGGTTGTTATTTGGGCTCATTGGCAAAGAGACGTACATAAAATTATTGAAGCAATTAGAAAAGAATTTGATGAAAGTTATGTAGATTATTATGGTTTAACACCCAGTGCAGATAGACAAAAAAATATTAAAAAATTTCAAGAAGATCCTAATTGTAGATTCTTTGTAGGAACGCCACAAACAGGAGGATATGGTATAACTTTGACAGCAGCATCAACAATGGTTTATTATTCTAATGGCTATGACCTTGAAAAACGACAACAATCAGAAGCTCGTATTGATCGTATCGGACAGACAAGACCAATGACTTATATAGATATAATATGTGAAGATACAGTAGACCAAAGGATCGTTAAGTCTTTAAGAAAAAAAGTTGACATTGCAACTCAGATTATGGGTGAGGATTTAAAAGAGTGGATATAAAATTTGAGATAGAACCTATATTTAAAATAGAGTTTTTTAAAATTAAATGCATTGATTTTAAAAATAAAAAAGAACACATAGAAAAAATTCTTAAACAATTTCCTGAAATGCCTTTTCCAAATTTTTATAGTAATAGAAACAAAGCAGATTTTACTTGGCAGTTACAAGAAATATTTAAAGATGAATTTAATTTAATCAAAACAAAGTATAATAAAAAAATAGATGTGACTAGGGCTTGGTCTGTTACATACGACAAAGGCCATTACCATGTTCCACATAACCACAGCTCTCAAGGGTACACAGGTATTATATATCTACAGATAAATAAAGACTCACCTAAAACAACCTACATACAACCCTGGAATAATGAAAAAGATGAAACTGTTTTATATGCACCCGATGTTAAACAAGGGGATATTATGATAGTGCCACAGTTCTTGATGCATTACACTGAACCAAACAAGACTTATTTTAAAAAAAGAATTATATCTTTTGACTTTAACTAAATAGTTTTTCTATCACAAAGAGCACAGCAGATCCCGCTGCTGCTAAGAGAACCCAATAGATCTTGTCTATCTTACCGCCCAACTTCTCGACATCCTCGTGTACATGTTTTAAGTTTTTCTTGACACCTGATATGTGTCCGTACAAAGATAAAATGTGTTCTCTAGTATTCTTGGGTTCTATTGCCATTATATTCCTCTCATTGCTTTATCGTATTCTAATTTCTGTGCAGTTGTCATTTGGTTATAAGGAACAGTTGTCCCTGATGCCTGGTTAACGCTACCTATAATACTAGCGTTAGGAGAGCCACCTGGAATTATATTAGAAGACAATCTATCAAATTTTTTCTTTAACACACCTGTTGAATCAGGCATATCAAATTCAGGCATTGTAAATACATCTGTTTCTAAATCTAGTCTTCTATTAGTATTAATTATTTTTCTTAGATAAGGCAATGCTTTTGGAAAAGGGTTAGGTAAATTAACACCTTCTGCTTTATTAACCTCTCTATTTATTTCACCTATTCTATCTACAAAGAAATCACTAGGGTATTCAGGTGTATACCTACCTCGTAATAAATTATCTATTACTTCTCTTTTTATACCTTTTCTTTTTTCTAACTCATTTCTTATTTTAAATTCTTTCATTCCTAAAGTTCTCATTGCTTCAACATCTTTATACATTTCTTTTAAAGTATTAAATCTTCTAGATTCCGCATATCCAAATCTTTCAATTATTTCTTCAGGATAAACTCTTCCACCTCTAAGCAGTGGAGCAATAAATAAGTTGTAATCTTTTTTTAAATTAGATCCAAAAGCTGTTGTCTTATATTTAAGAGCTCGTTCGGGATCAGAGTTTATAACTCTCATTCCATATAAACCATGTATTTCATCTGATAAATTAAATGTTCTCCCATAATCATCTGTCTTACCAACAGCACCCTCTGCTAGTCTTTTAAATTGATTTAAAGACCCAGGTGCTAGAGATTCTGCAACATGAGATACTCCTTTAAATAATTTTACACCAAAGTCATCTTCATCAGACCACACTCTTCGGCCACCTTTACCTACACCTAATCTAAACACAGAGTCAATTAGTGCTTCCGTATAAATAGATTCTGTTGCGTAAGGTTTTAAAATTTCTGAAAAACTATCTAACATTCCTGCACCAAGTGCATCTTTTAAAGACTTTTCATTTGCACCCGCTTGAGATAATCCACCATAAACAGCCATTACGGGTCTAATTAATGTATCGTATGCATTGGAATAACTGAAATCAATGTATTTTAAATAGCCGTTTTTATCTCTACCCATAGGCACAAGTGTAGAGTTCTTAGACCATTCAGGAACTATTTTTCTTAATGCATTCATTTCTTCATCGTCAACATCGTGATATGCTTTAGCACCTCCAACAATAGCCGCAGGAACTCCAACAACCGTTGCACCAAAACTAGCTAATCTTTTTTGTCCTAATTTTTGTATAGCGGGTATACCACTTGACATATCTTCAACTGCTCTAGTTAAAACATTATTACCTGTTCTCATAATTTCTATTGGAAAAGCTATGAAGTTTCCAAACGGAGATTGTCTTAACGCTCTTGCTGTCATACCAACATAACCATAGTTAGGCACTTGGTTTCTAGTTAAGTTACCTGCAATCTCATCTAAAAAATTACCATATTGTTGAATATTATCTATACCACTATCTATGTAGCCTCTTCTTTGTGCAAGTTTAGTAAAGTAATCTGCTATTTTTTGACCATCTTTTCCTAATGCTTCGATAGCATCTCTACTTTTAGTTTGTCTTAAGGTAAAATCTTGAATTGTTTCATCAAATCTTTGTGGTACTTTAGAATCAATTAATGCTTTAAAATTATCTTCTGTTACACCTAATTCTTTTGTTAGTTTTGAATATCTATTTCTTTCAAGATTCCAATTTATAATTTTCCAAAAATCATCTTCAGCTACATATGCATCTTGAAGTTTAGCAAAACCTTTTAATAATTTTCTTTTTGTTTCCGTTCCTACTTTTTGTGGAACTCTTGTCATTAAACTTCTGTCAACTGCAGCAGGGTCTTTGAACATATCCCTAAATAATCTTTTAGTTTCATTCGCTTGAACTTGAGAATCTACTACGCCAACTTTTAACAACCTTTGATACAGTTCTGAATCTGCTTTGGTCATTGTACCAAAAACTCTTTTACCTGAAATACCATATGCTTGTCTGTATACAGATTGATTAGAAAAAGGATTTAATAGTTTCCAATCTCCATAGTTTGGAAAGAACGCACCATTTGCAGAAACAAAAGCTCCTGCACTAATAACGTTTCTAACATGGGTTAGTGGAGATAAAATTGTTTTTGCAATCTGTGATCCTGCTTTAGGTGCAAGTACAAGTGTTTTATAGAACGGACCGATGTGTCCTGTGTTTAACCAATTACTTGCTGTATCAAATATTCCTTCATACATGGGGGCTTTTATATATTTACCATCCAATGGTGTAGGAATCTTAGCTGCTTTTTCTACAAGTCTCCATTTACTAGGATCATCGAATCTAAGTTCTTTTCTAACCTCTGCTCTTATACCCGCTTCTAAAGCTTCGTCTGCAGCTTCATCAAATGCAGGACCAGTATATCCTACTAGTCTATCTTGTTTGGCTTTTGTAATTCTGTTTTGAATTATTCTTTCAGGATCAATAATAAAAGGGTCGCTTCCTTCCGATCCTATTTTAGCAATATCATCCATATAAGAAAGAGTTCCATTTAAATTTGCTTGTTTAGCAACAGTGCTAAAAAATGTATAAGAAGGGTCTTTTATTTCTCCAAGTAATTCTTTTTGCCAAGGTTCAACCATAGACTTTTTAAGTATAGCATCTTTAATTGATATTTCGTTTAACGTATCTTTTCCTATATTAGACTGTGCTAATTCTCTTGGATCTATTTCATCGTTAGCCATTTTTTTCATAAAATCTTCTACCTGTAATTTTGCTCTATCTTTAATCCTTGCTAACTCTTCAGGGTTTGCTTTTCTTCCTAAAGATTGTACCTCACTTTGAACAAATAATTCTTCTGATTTATCTATAATTTGTTGGGTTGGTTTATATTTAAATAAACCAAAAAAACCTTTTTGTTCGTATTGTCTATAGGTTGTATTTAAGTATCTTCCAAAATTAGATTTAATTGCTTCACCGACTTCTTTAGGCATTTGCCTTTGAAGAAGTCTTGCTGACATATTATCTACAGCTAAACGCATATCAAAAATATTATTTTTTAATCTATTGGCTGCTTTTTCTCCTACTTTTCCTTTAACCATTGTCATTAAGTCATCCATGTCTTTTGTAACTTGAAGATCTGATCTTTGAAAAATACCTTGTTCGTCAAATTTTTTTACTCTTTCTACAATGTCAGGATACTCTTTTGTTAGTAATTTAAATCTATCTTTTAAATCAACTAATAAATTTTCTAATGCATCATCGTTTAAATTTTTACCTTTTGAAGTTGCTACTTCTAATAACTCTTTTTGTAGATTTTTATATTTAAACACAGGATCCATTTCTTTTAGTTTTTTATTTGCAGTCCCTAAATCTAAAAGTCTATCAGCTTCCGCTGATCTAGGACTAATAATATTATTAATCTTTTCTAAAACTTTAGCATGAGCATTGTCTGTAGTTTTTAATCCACTGTTTTTAAGATAGTCGGTGTAAAAAGAATCACCTAAGTTTTTTAAATTTTTTTCTAAAGCATTTGTTAAGTTAGTTGCTTCAACAGCTACTGCTTTTTCAATTCCTTTAGCGGCTTCTTTGGCTTCAAAAGTAGCAGCTGTATTAAAACCTTTTGCACTTAAACCATACTCACCATATTTTTGTAAAAAAGATTTAACTCTGCCTTTTGCTAATTCATCTGGTGCAGCATCTTTTGGATTTCTTATTTTTTGAATACCTTTACCTGCGCCTACTAGTGCAAGATTAAACAATGCACCTTCTGTTCCAAATTTTAATCTGTTAACCAATCTTCTCATTGCATCTTCACGGCCTTTTAAATCTTGGTTTTTATCCATCATTGTAATTGCAAGTGGCTCTAATGATGTACCTCTAGCCATATCAGCAAATGTTCCAATATCTTCGTCGGCTACAACTGCTTCTCCTATACCACCTCCAACTACACCTCCTGCTATTCTTGCTCTTGTTGGTGTTTTAGCAATTAAGTTTCCGACTCTAGCTAAACTCATGTATTTACCTGCTCGTTTAGCGGCAACTGCTTTCTGCGCTAAATCAGCGGCAGTTCTTGCTTGCCATGCTTTAGCTGCTGTAGAACCTAACTTAAAACCATAAGTAGCAGGAATTGCTATCTGTGATATTGCTTGAGTTATTTTACCGACTGTTCTTGCTTCTGCTTCATCGTCCCATGGGTTAACATCATCAAACCATTCTTCAACTTCTCTAGCTTTATTAGTGTCTGCTGCTAAATCAAATATAGTAGCACCAAGTGAAAAAACACTTTTAGGAATATTCCAAAGTCCTGTTGCTACACCTGCTAACGCAGATTCAAAAAAACCTACATCACTATCTTTCTTTTTCTTTTGTTGCTGAGAGCCGTATACTTCATCCAATGATTTTGGCATGAGCCCTCCTATTTTTTATTAGCAAAACCTTTATCTGTAATGGTTAATAAAGCTTTACCATTCCATCTTAAAAGATCGCCATTTGTATCTACATAGTAGTTTCCAATTTCTTCTTCTCCTAAATCTTCTCTATCTGGAAGAGTCTCAGTAAATTTACCTGCAAGAGAATTTAAACCTGCATCCATTAATTTTTGAATTTGATCTGTAAAGTTTAATGAACCTCCTTCATCTAGACCTAAATTTTTCCTAGCACCTTCTGCTATAAATTTAATTTGATCAGCTTTAATTTGCTCTTCACCTGTGCTAGTTAAGAATGTTTCTGCTACCTCTTCTACTTTTCTACCTGACAATCTTGCTATAGTATTAATTTTTTGTGCTGTTGGATTATTAGCTTTATTTTTATATATATCTAATGCAACGTTAATAGCTGCTTCAGCTGGTTTTCTTTTACCTTGTCTTTTAGTTTCAGCAATTCTTGTTAAACCTTCTAATGGTTCTTGAGCAGCAGCACCTATTGCTCTAGTTAATGAACCACCTGGTTGAGCCATTAAACTAGCACCAAACTTAGCTAGTTCTAAATATCTTTGTTTATTTAGTTCGCTATCATCCACGCCAAGCGTTGATTGAAGCAATGGTAATATATCTTCGTAAATTGTTTTGACATCATCAGCCGCACTTACAGGTTCACCTGTATTATTATCAACTGTTTCTCCATCATTATTATTAATTGTATTGTTATTGTCAGGATTGTTTTCGTTTGGATCAACTTCACTAGCCATTGCTGTACCACTAGACCCTGGATCTAATCCTACAAAAGGTCCTGTAGGTTTAGCATCAGTATCAATACCAAAAAATTCTGCTACATTAACTTCTTTATCTGACAACCTTCCTGGTCTGTCTTTACCAAATAATGAATCTTTTATTTCTCTTTGATTTCTTCTAGCTGATAAACCTGGATTATAACCTAAAAAAAATTCACTTGCTTTGTTAATTGGAACATTAACGGTATCCATAACCGCACCTGTAAGGTTTAAAGCTGAGTCACCTAAAAAACTTAAGGTTTTACCTAATCCTGATCTTTGTAAATAAGGTAACGCTTCACCACCTTCTTGATAACCCGATCTATCTTCTAGACCTGTCATAATTCCCTGGTTCGCCATGCCTCCTCTACGAAACATAGGTCTTTTTAAAACTCTATTAGACATTATCTCAATGCTCCTAAGATTCCTGCTACACTAGTTCCAATACCTAATGCACTTTGTAATGGACTTGGATCTGGTGTCATTTTAACAACATCACCGAAATTTTGCATACCACCCATTAGACCAGTGACACCTGAACCAAATACATTTAATCTTTGAAATGGTTCATACGCTGCTGTTTGAGCCGCTTGTCTTTGTGCATCTAATGCTGCTTGTGCTTGTGATTGTTGGATACCGCCTACTGCACCTAGAGTTTGTATGTCTGCTCTTTGTGCTGTTGGTAAGAATTGTCCAAGGCCTTGTTGTGCTTGTGCTAACGCACCTTGATTAGAAAATGCTTGTTGTGCCGCTTGTTGTGCTTGACCAAAACCTGTTTGTAATAAACCTGAAAGTATTGATGACCGGTTCCTGTCGCTTGCTGCATCATACTCTGCTTCAGCAACACCTTGTCGTGCACCACCGAACGCTCCTGATGACATTGCTCTTTGTCCAATGTTCTGTCTTTGCATTGCTGCTTGTCTATCAAAGTCTTGTAATGTTGCATCGATAACGTCTTGTTGATACGGCGACATAAATTGTTTGTACGCCTGAGAACCTGTTAAACCTTCTGCTGTTGTTAATGCTTGTTGTGCTGATGTTAAAAAGGGTTGATATGATCCAACGCCTGACTTAGCAAGAGTCGCTGCTTGTGTTTGTAATGCATCTTGAGCCGCAACTTGAGGTGCAAATTTTGAAGTATCGACTGGTTTACCAACTTGTTTGGTTAATTGATCTGCATACGTTTTACCGAGTGCTTCTATAAACGGTGCGGGTAACTGTCGTGTAGTAGTTTCAGCCATTATCTAATCCTTTTTTCTAACATTTTCATTGTGTCGTACATTTTTTGTGCACCTTTTTTTACACTTCCACCACCTGCAGCTCTTACGGCATCAGCTGTAAATACGAATTCGTTCTTACTTAATCGTGCAGGCACGTCGTCAGCCCGTTCTTTTTTACCTAATGGCACAAAACCACCACCTCTTAAATCCATTTCTTTGCCACCTAAATTCATTATACCACCATCTTTTTTACCTTCAACCATTATCATTGTTTCGCTGACTTCGTCTTCTTCAGGTTCTGTCATTCTTCTACCTGTATCGTCTACGTGTTGTTTTGATATATCAGGTAATCTATCATACATAGCTTTAGCCATTTTATATGGCATAATAGTTGGGTTTACTTTATATAACACCATAGCAATATCTCTTAGACTATCTGCTACTTTTTCAATTCCTGTCATTGGTTCGCTCATATCGTCTTGTTCAACAACTTCTTCTTCCATAATTTCTTCTTCACCTTTTGGTCCGACTTTCATTTCATCAACATCAGCCATTATTACACCGCCATCTTCATAACCCATAAGTCCACCATCTTTTGCTCCCTGGTACTCGATGCTTTGTGATGTAACAAAGTCTTCTAATTCATTCGGACCTAACTTTTGATCACCAAATGTATCACCAACATTTCCATAATATTGTTTTAGGTATGGCTGTAATCTCATAATTCTGTCTTGATATTCTTCTTCATCTTCGTCGGGTTGTTTTGCTAACAAACCACCCAATAAACCAGAACCTAAACCTGCTGCTAATATACCTTTACCTGAAGTTAAACCTTTAAATAAATTACTACCTGTTAAAGCATTTTTTGCTTTACTAAACATAGAGGTTAATCCTTTACCTTTACTTAAGATATTTCCAAATTTAAAACCACCCGCACCAAAACCACCCCCTAAAGCATAACCACCTAGTCCTATCATAGCTGCTTTACCTATAGGACTTTTAACTATCTTCTTGATTGGTCTAGTTATTTTCTTAACTAAACTACCTAATCCGTATAATTGTCTGGGTTCTTGCATTCTTGAAATTGCCATAGTTTTCTAAAATATCCTATTTTTTAATGTTTTACAACTCCTTCGAGTCAGCACCAATGTTAATTTGAGCAACCTTAACATGCACATCTCTTCTTATATGCTCTCTTTGTGTAGCAGTATTAGGGTCATTTACATCGTTATCTGCCTCAGCGTCTGACATATACTCTTGTCCTGTTTGAGTATTTGTCAAAGTAATTTCTACTTCAGGGGTAATAATCTTTGTTTTTTTACCCTCTATTACTCTAATTTCTTCCTTAGCTTCTTGTTCTATAAACGGCATAGTCCTCCTATGATCTACTAATCTGTAATACAGAAGATGTCATCTTTATTACATTAGTTTCTGTTGTTTGCATTTTTAATATGTCTCCTGCTTCCAAGATAAGGATGTTGTTAAATGTAAGTAAATCAACCCCATCGCTTGCTGTAACATTAGCCACATCAAATTCAAAGTCAGTTGAGGAACTAGCGTTAAATACTTTAATAGTAACATCTAGTGCACTCCCATGTGTATTGAATAATTTAATTGTTTTGACAATACTTGTTGTAGCATCAGGCGATGTGTACATACTGACATCGCTTCCTGAAGCATTAATAGTTGCTTGAATATTTTTATATACATTAGCCATTACTGTGAAAAGAAAGTAAACCTTTCTGTTTCTTCTTTTTGTTCCTGTAAAAATGTTGAGTTTAATTGTTCAACAATTGCTCTTAATGCTCTAGCAATTTGTCGTTGGTTATCAACTTCGTATTGTTCTTTGGGTTCTGGTATTCTTACTATTACCTTTGTCATTATATTAACCTCTGTTCTACTTGTCTTAATACTTCTTTGTTAAACTCAGGTACATTTATACCAGCGTTAGCTAAGAATCCTTTAGCTACACCATCACCATTGTAATCAGCAAACTCAATATCGTTAATAAAGATTCTTCTGCCTGTTGTATCTAGTGAGTAAACAACTGGTATCTTATCAATCTTGATAGATATTGGACTGTCTTGAACCATAATAAATTTACCATCTTCTTTAACATAGTGACTACCTGCAACGGTAACACCTTTGTAATCATGTATTTCATCAGACGCTTTAAATTGAAATACACCTGTAACTTCACCGCCTTTAGTTTGATCACCAAGTTGAATATCTTTAATTTTCTTTTCACTGCCATTAGCCATTTGCACAAAAGTATTTGGATCAAAACAAAATCCACCATAGCCAGATTCTCCACTGTCACTTTTACCACCTTTACCACCATTGCCACCTTTACTTGATCCACTCCAACCTGTGTCTGTGTGTGGATTAGCGCTACCACCTGTGTAACCTTGTTTTTTACCATATGCAGAATGTGGGTTAACAGTTCCTGTTTTATTTCCTTTTTCTGCGCCTTTGTTAATATTAGTTTCACCTCTATCAACTTTAGCTTGAGTTTTAGCAATTTCTTTTTGTCGTTTTTGTTTTTCTTTAAGTTCTTTTATTTGCTGAGTTTTTGTTTTTACTTTGTTAAAGTTTATTTTTGCTATATTTATATTTTTTAAATTACTAATTAAGTTAGTTGTCACTCCATACTTTTCTTCTATCTCTTCCTCAGTAAGTGTTCCATCTTTTATTCCTTCTATATCAGCTTTACTTATACCGTATTTATTTCCTAACGTTTCTGATATTTTATCTGATCTTTTATCAAAAGTTTTATCAGTCATTTGTGATAAATTATATCCAGCCATAATTCCTTCAGGTGTATTATAACCACCTGGACCTGCTACCACTCTACCAATGTCATCAGTTAAAACACCCATACCTCTTGCTTGATTTTCCATAATTGCTCTTTGATTTATAGGCAACATAGACCCTATTCCTTTTGCAATTCCTTTAACAGCTCCAAATACAGGATTCAGTGCAAAACCAACAGCTTGAGTTAGAGGATTATTTAAAACTTTATTAAAAGCAGCCGGAATTCCTGTTTTAGGCACACCTGTATTTACTCCATAGTATTCAGGGTACATATCCATTTCTTTTCTTTGTGCTGTACTAAGTTGATTAGGATTTATTACGCCAAAATCTTGAAAAGCTCTAAGATCATAACTAGGTTTAAAGTCAGTTCTTATTTGATTCATGTTTGGATTGTATGGATTAAAACCTCCACCTCCACCTTGTCCGCCACTAAATATTCCTGTTTGTCCAGCAGGTGGTTGATTTACATTTGGCACACCACTCTTACCACCTCCTAAATAGTATTGATATAAATCATATATTCTATTTGGTGTAGGCGCATAATTTTGCATAAAATCTACTACTGGTTTTACCATTATCTTCTCCCGTCAGGTTGTAAGTCTATTCTAACCGTACCAAATCTCCAAGTCTCTGATGTAGAACTATTAGAGATCTGAATGTTAGCAAAACGACCACGTGCTCGTGTATCTACTTTAGTCGTTGATGATGTTAATGTAAAGGGACTATAGGTACTAGCAGTATCTGTTTGTGCAGGAAAATTTTTTATACCCACTGTTAATGTAGCATTTCCTGTTAAAACTTTAAAGTTAGGTAATATTCTTCTCATAGCTAAGAAGAACTCACCATTTCCTTTAACATCTAAATCAAAATCATATGATTTTATATTTGATGCAATAGCCGTAGTTGAGCCATCAGGATTAATCTGATCGGTGCCAACTTCGTGTTCAAAATAAGTAGTCTGACCTAGACCTGTTTCTCCTATAACACTAGGAAAAGTTCCTGTTGCTGAACTATCAAATTTAGTTGCAAAAGGTTTTGGATATACAATAGAATCAACCCAAGTAGTCCTTGGCTCACTTCCTGTGTACCATATTAAACCATTTTGTGGATTAGACTCACCATAATTATAAACAACGTATCTGTTATTATAAGTAGAACCCGATGTTGGGTACCACCAAACAACCTCAGAAAATAAGTTATTAATACCTGCACAAACTTGTTGGCCTTTTGTTGTATCAAAATCATCATAAACATAATCTTCAACTGACGATAATAATGTTTTAACTGTACCATCAAATGCAAAGAAACCATTGTTACTTATCCAATAAGCAATACCATCTATTTCTACAGCAGCGTTCTGTCCTATCAATCCACAGTTTGTACCCACTTGTTCAAAACCAAATGTAAATGGAGCTCCGACAAACTTCATGGTATACAAAGCATTATCTGTCCATACTAAGATATTTTCTTTAGCAACTAAAGCCCCCATTATTTTAGTTCCGTCTTGTAGCCTTTGAGAACCTGCTGAGTTAATTGCTGTAGGTGTATAATCATTAATTGATTCTTGATCTGAGAATCTAATAAACATATCATCTTGCGTGGTTGGATCACCAATAGTTGTTTCTGTTCCAAAGTGTATTAAGTGTCTTGTCGTCGGTGATATTAAAGTTGTTCTTGTTGCAGTAGGATTACCTAAAGTTCCACTTATTGCTGTAGAAAAATTAGTTGTAGTTTTAGATGCTCTTGTTGTAAAGTTAGCTGCAATAGAAGAGTCCCAAGTAAAAGTTTCACCATTAGCAATAGTTGCCACCAACACTTGACCAAAGTTACTTAAAGACCAAAGCCCTGGTTCAAGGACTACGGTTGATGCAGACACAGCATCTCCAAATCCTGTCCATAAAGTTGCATCTTGAACTGTTGTGTTAGTAGAATGTGCTTGACCATTAGATGTTCCAGGAGTTGCTGTACCATTTGCACCCCTAGTAATGCTTAAAAAATTTGTAGAGTTTGTTGAACCATAAGTAATTAATTCAGCGGTTGGAACTGTACCTACTGCAATTGTTCCTGCTGATGCAAATCCTGTTGTACTATCCACGGTTACTGCTGTACCAGATCCGCCTGTACCTGCTGTGTCAGCATTTAATGATCCATCTAATTCTGTGCTTTGTGATCCTGTTATTGTTCCACCATAATTACCAATACCAAAACCATAACCATATGATTGTGCTGCAGGACCAACTGTTTGATAGGGTTCTACTACACAAGAACTTCCTGAAGTTAAATCAGAACCACCTCCATTAGCTTCTGCTGATGGTGCTGTAACTGTAAATGTAGTTGATGTAGGAACTGTTATTACTTGACAAAGTTTATCTTCAAAAGTTGATGCGGCAATACTAGAACCTGTCGGCATCGTTACTGAATCTAATTGAGTAATATCTCCTACTTCTAAACCATGGTTAGTTGATGTTGTAATTGTAACAGCGGTTCCTCTAGTTGTACTTGTAGTTATTGTTGAACCAGTAAATGTAGTTTGAGTTCCTGCGTTATTACTTCTGTAAGGAGTAATATCATAAAGAGCTCCTTCAAAATAAATAAGTAAAAATTTATCTGTACCAATTGCAACATATCTATTACCATCAAGGTCTACAAAAGCATGTTGTTTTCTAGCAACTCCTACTATTGTGTCAGGAAGAAGTGAAGACCATCCTCCAACTTTTTCAGGAAGATTATATCTAAAACGAACATTATCAGAATCAACCCATCTGTTTTCTGCACCAACAGATGTATCTTGTTTATCGATTCCTGATCTAAATTTAAAGTCAATGAGAGCCACTGATTACTCTCCTAAGCTGTGTTTGTCTTATATGCCCAACCTCTTGTCGAATCAACATATACTAATGTTATTGCTTGACCTGCTGTGTTTAATACTAAGTTTGAAGCTGCTGAATTAATTGGTTGTCCGTTTCTATCTAAAGTTAAATTGTTAGAATTAAAAGTTCCTCTAGTATCAATAACAGTTACCTCATCTCCAACAGATGGAGAAGAAGGTAGATCTATTTCTATAGGGTTAGCGGTTGTATTTGCAAAAACTTGTGCGCCAGCTACAATGGCGTATGGACTATTTGAATCTGTTATTGTTGCATAACCTTTTTCTAAAATAGTCATAACTGTTTCTGTGCCATTTGATCTACAAAGAACAGTTGCACCTGGTGGTATTTGAGTGGTGCTACCACTAGCCGTTAATACTCCAAGTGTTCTATTTGATGTACCTCTTACAGTATCATCTTTCATTACCCATACTCTAGTTACACCTGAACCCGAAGGCATAGTAATAGTTCTATCTCCTGCTAAAGTTCCATGTAGTCTTAAGTATGCATTTTTACCATTAGACGTTGCACCATCTGTAAGTAGTAATGTAACACTAGCTCCTGCCATGTCGACATCTAATACTCCTGATGATCCTTGTTCCAAGATTTGTAAATTTATATTAGTGATCCCACCCCATTGACCAGCTTTCTCACCTGTTGTGATTATTTCTAGTTTAAGGTCTGATGAATAAGTTGATGCCATATTAATTTGTATCTATTGGTGTCCAGACCATATCTACGCCTGGAACGATTTCACTCCATGTTATTGCTGCAACTTCGCCTGTATCCACAGCAAATGAGGTTGTAGTTAAACCACTATTTACATCTATATTGCAGTCAGCAGTTATTGTAACACTTCCTGTTGCTAAGGTCAATTGGTTTACAGAAGGTGTAAAATCTACACTTGTGCTAACATTAGCAGCAGGTAGATTAGTAGTTAATGTAACCTGACTACCTGTAGCAGTAAAATTAGAATCAGCGGTAATAGTTAGTGTTCCAGAACCTAATGTTAATCTATTAGGATTAGGTATCTCGGTAATCGAATCTGCTGTAATAGAAAAATTACCGATATTTATGTCTAGTTGATTGCCACTTACTACTACTTGTACATCACCTGCGGTTTGTGCAGTTGCGAACGGTAATGCTGATATTGCGTCAAATCCTAAACTCATAAATAATCCTTAAAAGGAGACAGGGGGTATGTGGTGGTGCCCTGCCTCCATTTAAAGATTATATCATCGTTTAAACCAAGAAGGAAGACCTAAATGTGGACGCTTGTCAAACATATTATTTTTCGCTCCTGGGGTTTTACAATTGTTATAATGCAGAAAAACTTGTACGCATTCTTTGCCTTTGAATTTATTACGCCAGTGTTCTAGCTCACAACCAGAATAAACCAACATATCTCCTGGTTTTAGATCTACTTTAATACCTTTTGCTTTGCTTGTTACCGTTATTTTCTTACCATCAGGTATCCCAACATTTTCATTAGGACTTAAATATATAGGCCAAGGATCACCACCTAAATTCATGGTCGTAGATATTTCACAACTAAATCTATCTTTGTGTCTTTTAAGTTTATCACCTTTTTTATAGATTCGTGCATATGTATATGCAGGATATAGTTTTAATCCTGTTGCTTTTTCCATACCTGGTTGACATTTAAGTAATAAAGTTTCCATAGCCATATTAGCATATTGAGAATAGGTGTTTGGTATCTGTTGATTTTCACCTTCATAGTATCCTAATATGTTTTCAAATGGAGAAAAGTATCTAGCTTGTCTACAAGTATCATACACTTGTTTTTGCATACAAAAATAATTTCTAATAAAAGCTGCTAGGTCTTTTGATATTGCTTGTTTAATAACTGTATATTTATTTTTTTTAAAACTCATATTAAAAATAATTAAAATTAATTACCATTCTATTATTACAATTAGTTGAATTAGTTCCTAAATGTTTTTGATAAGCATTAAATAAAACTATTCTATTTTTTTTACTTAAAATTTTTTCTTTGCCTATTATAGTATAACCGTCATTGTCATTAACATAATAAATAGCAGCCTTACATTTAAAATTTTGATCTGTGTGATAGGCACATTCTACAAGTTTTTCTGAAGGAGGATTTAAATTAGCTTTAATTCTTATAAGAGATAATGGTTCTAATTTATCTAGTATGGGTTTTAGATAAGTAAAATATTCAGAGTTAACATTATTGTGTATATAAAAATGATGAGAAAATTGAGATTTAAATAAGCCTTCGTCGGTAGATACTCTTCTGTCAATATAAAACCAAGGAAAATCATTTGATTCCATTATAGTTTTTAATCTTAGATAATCATCATTATTTAAATAATTATCTATTACCTTAAACATCTTTTGCCATCTCTTTTGGTACCGCTTGTATATTCCAATGTATAAATCTAAATGGTTCAATACCAAAATCTACTGCATACTCGTGTTCTAAAAACCCTGGAAATATAATTAATGTACCTGGTTTTGGTCTTATGTGAAATTGTTCGTGACCCGGCCATACACCTTTCATATCTGGTTTCATTTTTAATTTTGTACATCTTGCACCAGTCTTTGGTTCGTGAAATATTGGATAAGAAGTTTTATCACTACACTTTAAAAAATAAAATCCTGATACGTGTTGATTCCAATGTATATGTGCTGAATGATGACCACCACCTTTTTTAGCAAACTCTTGTACCCATAATTCAGAAAAAATAGTTGTGTATTGTTGCATATCATAACCTTGGTGATCTAAATATTCCCAAGACTTTTGACCAATGTAGTTTCTAAAATCTAAAAAATCATTATCAGCTGTAAGTGGCGTTGAGTGATAGGATCTTCCAAAGTCACCGTGTTTTTTTATAAATTCTTTTTCCCTTTTACGAGCATCAGTAATATACTTGTTACTTGCTTTGTTTAACGATTTAATAAACTCTGGTTTTTCCTCACTCCATATTAAAGTTACTGGTTTAACTCTATGCCACACAAAACTAGGAAATACAATAATAGATCCTTTTGGTAATATTTCTTTACATTGCACTCTATGTTTTGATTCGTCTCTCATATGTGGATCATAGTTTCTAAAATCAAACTCTAATTCACCGCCTTTATATTCTGAACCATCTGTTAACTGACAAGTCATAGATAGTTTTCTAATTCTGCCGTGTTCTGGATTATTTACATCGTCTCGTTGATAAGGTTTATCCCAACTATCACAATGCCAATCATAATATTGATTTAGTTTATATTTTGTAAACTGACAAGATTCAGATCTTTCCCAATCAAAATTCCAACCAGCCATTGCATTTGCTTTATGTACATAAGGATGTATTTCTTTATATATCCAAGTATCATTAAGCCATACTAAATCTGATTTTCTTCTTCTTTGTAAATTCTGAACTTCTTCTTTATTTAATTTTTTATCTCCATAACCACCAGTTCTAGCCATAACTTCTTTTTGTTGATTAGCATAAGCTATAACATCATCACAAAATTTAGGTGTTAATACACCGCTAAAA